AACCTGCAATATTATTTATAAGTCTGTCAGCCCTGTTATGCCTGCCACAGCAAACCGACTGCCGTCCGGGCAAAGACATACTTTATATTATAAAGACACCCACTCCACCGGCTTCAGCATTTTAATCATCATGCTTAAAGCACAAGCCTTGCCCCCGTAATGATACAACGGGCATACAAATATACATAATTATTGTGCCTTTCTGTCCAAATATCCAACTTTAATAAAGCTTCAAAAACCAAAAGAGGCCAACATGCTGTCTCCAACCTGTTGACCTCTTCTGGTCGGGATTACTGGAGCGAATAACAGCAATTACTCGTTAATTCCCTAACGAATAATAAGTTTATTTCACTTATTTATTCCATTTCTTTTAATATCCCTATATAAAAAATGCATATTAATACAGTCTCATCATATATTTTAATCTCATTGTCCCATTTTTGGCTCACTTTTCTGTAAACAATTACTACTGTTCTTTAACAATTCCGTTAAAACATTTATTTGCCCTTTCAGCCAATTAATCATCTCATCTTTATCTTTTATTTCATCCTCCAACTTGCACATAGCCTGACGGAGAAATTTCACATCATCATTTATGTTTACATTGCCTACTCCCACTCTATTATGCGCTACAACATTACCTATATTAATGTGACTAGCTGTGGAGTCATCAAAGAAATAATCATAAGACACATTGTAATGCCTTACCATTGCCTCGAGATGTCTTGTATTTATCTCTGTTTTTCCTTTAAAATAAGTCGGGCCAAGAGATGATTCCTTACCGAAAATCGCGCGAGAAAAATCAATAGACTTCTCACCTGATTGCTTGTGTAATTCTAAAAGTTTCTTGTAATTGAACACCATACGTAGTTATTTTTTAATTATTAAGAGCTATCAATTGTTAATTTTTTAGTAATCACTCAAATATAATCGAGTAATTACTTGCATTATACAATAATTAGTGATAAATTTGCTCACAAAATTAGTGATAAATTTTACGACATACAAAAAAATGGAAGAAAAAACAAGCAATTTAGACATCTGTGCCTATTACAGACAATTGTCAAAAAGGGACAAAGGGAACCTAGTTCAATTTTTAATCAAGCGTTATGACATGAATTATTCTACTATTAACGCAAAACTCAACGGCAGAAGCAAGATGACCGTTCTAGAACATGACATGATAACAAATGTAATAGATAATGAATTATGGAAAATGTAGAGTTTTTCGTCGGTTCTGACGGCAATGTCTGGATAAGACAGAGTAATTCGTGCAGAATTTTCACTGCTAATGATAGTGATATCATTGATTTAGTTATCAATAAAATAACTAAACAATATCCTAGTGCATACAAAAGAATATCAGAAATATTCAGCAATTTTAATTTTAACAAGTGGATTTTTAAATATAAAATCGTTGAAAGGTTTATCCGCTGCAACATGGGAGCTGATAATACAGCAAAATATGACATTGAAGACGGCTTCTTGAATCTCGAAGAAGTCGTATGCCCTTTGCATGGAATATGCAGGGACGAGAACATTATTTGTAAACCAAAGATACAGACGGCTCTCCGCAAGGCAGAGCTAAAGGCTGTCTCTCTCTACATCAAAGGATATTCTGTCGATGAAATTGCAAAGAAGCTTGCTAAGAATAGAAGCACTGTAAACAACCAAATATGGCAGGCGACACAAAGGCTCGGACTCGAGAAACGCCGCCAGTTGAAACAGTTGGCTTTTCTTGATTACACAATGTGATATGCCTAAAGAATGTGAAAACTGCAATTATGCAAGAAATTGTATAAACGGAAAATTTTGTGTTAAATTTAAAAGATACGTTACTTATGACAAAGTTAGGAAATGTTAAAAATAAAAGAATGACTGTTTCAGAATTTGAAGCGAGAATACCTGCAAATGCTAAACTTAAACGTATGAGAATTGAAAATGGCAAAGTTTCTTTCGCCATGGGATATGATACGGACGAGACACTAGCTATTATGTGGAACAGCAAAGGTAAGGCTTATATTCGCCCAATTACGACTAAATCATCTGCTTGGAAACTCTTCTCCAGTTCACATCATACTAGATGTTTTAATGGACGGCTTCATTTTAGAGCCAACAAATACGATTTGATTTATGGGAACTCAAAAAAGTAATCTAATATACAGGCTCCGAAAGAAAGGTTTTGTCATTGACACAAAATTAAATACTATATTTGTTGATAACATACATGACATAAATCGAATACAAATTAAAAGACTTAGAGACAAGTTCCACTATAAAGTTCAACTCATCTTTTAAAGTATTTTATTAGAAAGAGAGTCGTAAATACATTTGCAAAAAGGCAAGAAATATGATCAAAATTGAGAAACTATATGAAGCTACAAATGGAGGACTTGACATCATCCTGGACATCTATCCGCAAGCTAAAGATTGCGTGGGTGTAAAAAATAAGCATTTCAAAATACGCGACGAAAAAACTCCTTCCGCATGTCTCAGACAAGTAAACGGAATATGGAAAGTCACAGACTTCGGAGGTGACGGTAGAGCTGAAAGCCCCATAGACATCTACATGCGTGAAACTGGCACATACCAATTTAATGAAGCTATTTTACAACTAGCAGCTAGATATGGAGTAACAGACGAACTTGACAGAAGCGTGAACAAGCCGGACTTTCATGAAAGACCGGCAAGAATTGAAGAGAAAGACGGCAGTCGTTACTTTGATTTCAACGACGAATTCACAGCCAACGAACTAAAAGTCCTCGGGCCACTTGTTACCCAGACAAACACAGAAGAGCTGCACTGGTACTCTGTCAAGGCCGTGCGCTACGTCAAAGGCCGCATTACTAAGATAAAATGCAGTAACGAGCATTATCCTATCTTTGCACGTGAGTGTCTCGTCAAGCCGGCCGAAGGCAGTGAAGAAGAGGTTAAGTTTTTCAAGATATACGAACCTCTTAACTGCGATAAGGCATGGCGCTTCAGCTATTGGCCCGAAGGGCTAAAGCCTAAGAGTTACATAAACGGTCTAGCTGAGCTTAAACAAGCATATCATGATTTCAACCGCAAAGAACAGGCTATATTCGACAAGACAAACACAAATGAAAATGAATGCTATAAGGAGCAAAAACTCCCTGAGGCATTCATCTGTTCAGGTGAACGCGACGCGATTTGTGTAAAAAGTCTAGGCCATCATCCTCTTTGGTTCAATTCTGAGACATACAGACTGTCAGAAACTGAATACAGCGAGATAATGAAATATGTCGAAGTTCTATACAATATTCCTGATATCGATGAGACCGGAGTGAGAAAGGGCACAGAACTAGCACTTCGTTTTATTGACATTCACACAATATGGCTCCCTGAATGGCTGCGCACATATCATGACAACAGAGGTAAAGCGCGCAAAGATTTCCGTGATTGGATTGAAATACGTCAGACAAAAAAGGACTTCAGAAAGCTAATGACTCTTGCAATGCCTGCCAGGTTCTGGATTTCAAAGCTGAATACAAAGAGCAGTAAATGGGACCACACAATAGACACTGCATGCCTGTACTATTTTCTTAAACTTAACGGATACTATATTCTTCATGACGACAATTCAGTGACACCGCAATATATACACATTGAGGGAAATATCATTGAAAGAGTAACAACACGTGACATCCGTGAATTCGTCAGAAAATGGGTTATCGAGCGCGCAGAGAAACGAGATATACTCAATCTAGTTCTTAATACGCCTAAATTGTCAGCCGCATCTCTTGATAGTCTTCAGGAAATAGACCTAGACTTTACAAGCTTCACACGGAATTCACAGCTGTACTTTTTCCCAAAGGTCAGCATAGAAATACTGCCTGGAACGCTAAAGGAGCACAAGAAAGCAACGACGACATTACGTAACTATGTATGGGCAGAAAATGTCATACAACACGACTTCAAACAGATATCTCAAATGTTCGAAATTAAAAGAAAAGTTGACGAGGACGGTACAAGACACTACGATATCATCGTCAACAACATGAAGAGTAAGTTTTTCGCGTATTTGGTCAACACCTCACGCATATATTGGCGCAAAGAACTCGAATACAACTTTGAAAATAAACCATTAGAAGAAAAGAGGGTTTATTACGAGAAGAATAAGTTCCGCATCGACGGCGACGGCCTCACTGACGACGAGATAGAGGAACAAAAGATGTGCCTTATTAACAAGATATTCACAATCGGGTACATGATGCACCGATACAAGAACCCGAGCCGTGCATGGGCACCAATGGCTCTTGATAACAAAATCGGCGAACTCGGAGAATGTAATGGCCGCAGCGGAAAGTCATTTTTCTTTAAGACTCTGTCACTTTTCATGAAGACAATCAAGTTGTCCGGGCGCAATCCAAAACTAATGGACAACCCTCACGTCTTTGATCAGGTAGACAAACATACTCAGATGCTTCTTATTGACGACTGCGACAGATATCTTAACACAAGCCTTTTCTACGACAACATAACAAGCGATATGACTGTAAATCCGAAAAACAATCATAGCTTCACTATACCATTTAATCAGTCACCTAAGATAGCATTCACAACAAATTACGTGCCCGCTGACTTCGACCCATCTTCAGAGGCAAGGCTTATATACATGGTGTTCTCTGACTACTACCATCAGAAAACAGAAGACAACGACTATCTTGAAAGCCGTTCTATACGAGACGACTTCAATAAGAACTTATACGATGAAGCATATACAGAAGACGAATGGAACGCCGACATCAATTTTATGATGCAATGCTGCAGCTGGTATCTCTCGCTCCCCGGCGATGTAGAAAAGATTCAGCCACCAATGAAGAACATAATTTGGCGTAAGCATAAAGCCGACATGGGCTCAAACTTTGAAGAGTGGGCTAATTCGTATTTTGCACCAGAAAGTGGAAGACTTAATACGTTCATCGTGCGGGAAAAAGCATATTATGATTTTAAAACCTTCAGCGGCATTAATAAGGTGACTACACAGAGCGTCACAAAGAAACTCAAGGCTTTCGTCCAGCTTTGTCCTTGGATCGCGGAACTCAACCCAGAATGCTACTGCAATACGTCTGGGCGCATTCTTCGCCGTGACGAGAATTCCCAGGATCAAGGCCCAGTTGAAATGATATACCTTAAAGCCGTTGACAACCTTGATGATTTCATAAAGAAGAATAATGATAATCCGACAGAAGACAGGCAACTTTCATTCTTGCCGGAAGACTATGACTCAAGCGACGAAACCCCATTCTAATTTATTACAAGAACATATTTTTACAATTTTGATCATTTCTTTAAGCCATGCCATCCGTGAGGACAGCATGGCTTTTTCGTGTTCTCATTTGTAAAGATTTTACAAATGAGTTTTCAGTGAGCAGGATGGTTGCTCTCGCAATAACGCACCTCTTTCTCTATTGTCCCTCTCTTCCCCTTGTTTAATTTTGTACTAATCTTTTGTAACTTTGTAACATAATGTTGGCAAAGAATATAACCTACTTAAAACCAATAAGTTATATCAATGTTACAAAGTAACAAAACCCTGTAACAAACTTGTAACAAAAAAAAATAAGTTTGTTACAAAACATATTTTTTAACAATTCCGCTTTTTAAGAACGCCATGTAACAAACTTGTTACATCACATAATTTTGTTACATACTTTTTGTCACAGAAAAATATACCTGATTATCAGTTAATTACAGACTTCTGTTACTTGTTACAAAAAAACAACTTTTTTGTACGGAAAAGAAAGTACTTTTAAAAAAAAGAAAACGCGTAAAGGAGAAATACACTGTTATCGGAGCATAATGCTATTACTTTTTTTACATTCATCATTACTATTTTTTTTAAAAAGTTTTCTAATTGAACTGACGTACTTAATTACACTGCAATCGCTCTTATTTAACGATTAATTAGTAGATTTTTTCAGATATATTTTGTATATTTGTAGCAATAATCGCTATACAATTCCATGAGTAAATTTGTTATTTATATCAAAGTAGAGCCATTCATTAAGCAATGGCTAATTCACAGTTTCGGAAATCCTGTTGTATTTCCGGCACAAAGCATAGAGAATTCCACCATCCGCCGATTTACCCAAAAGCAACCAAACGCAATACCTCTTCCTGCAGGTCAAGATGAAGTCGCAATTGCAATTCCAGACTCAAAGGCAAAAGATCCTATCATATACAATTATCTCAGCACATACGGCAAAAAAGCCGTGGCAGAATGCATCAACGACACTTTTCGCCTGAATATGTGGGCAGAATTAAATGATCTATCAGATGTTGGTTGTTCTGTCATGACAGCAATTTACTCATGGTGCGAGATGCACGGCATCAGCGTAGACTACGCATGGACAATAAGACAACGTTACTATAGAATGCGAGACTCTTACCTAAAAAAGGGCATAGACCTGCGACGTAAAAAAAGAGTACACGACTGATTAATCGTTAAAATATACAAAAATAATAACTATTAGTATGCTTTTTTTGTACATCACCGTACATACGCGTACACATACAAAATATAAAAATCATGAAAAATAAGAAGGTTGTAGCTATTTTTTACGCTGATGCCAGAAACCTGTCAGGCGTTAAAAGAATAGGAACTGAAGTTACGTCTGTTCCTGACGATGTTTGGAATGAAATTGACATAGAAGTGCCAGCAGACTTGCAGATAACATCTAAAATCGAGGATAAAAATGAGATTTTCACCGCAAAGCTCGTATTCCGCGAACTTTGCAGCAGCCTACGATACAGACATATCGCTGCATACAAGGTTAGACTTGCTGACGGTTCAGAGATGCTTATTGGTAATTCTGAACGCCCCTACCCCGTATTGACTAAAGATCAGAACCTTTCATCAGGTAACAGCAACAGCCAGCTCAGAGAGCTTACAGTTACTTATTCTGACTTCAAAGATATCCCATACATCATATAATAGTGTATTTTTTTTCATTTTTTCTTATAATAACTTTGCCGAAAACAAACATATGATTTACCATTTCAAAATAAAAGGTGTTATCGGTTCATGGTGGGGCACTACCGCTGAAGACATAGACCACTTCCTTTCTAAACATAAAGATAAGGATGTAGATGTCGCCATCTGTTCACCTGGAGGTGACGTGGCCGAGGGTCTTGAAATATATCAAGCATTTAAGGATCACGGTAAAGTGCATGCACATATCATCGGCATGACTGCATCAATCGCAACCATTATAGCTATGGGAGCCAAGACTATAGATATGGTTAAAGGCTCACTTATACTAATACACAACTGCTCCACGGCTATAATGGAGTGGCGCATGGCAAACAAGGAAGAACTGGATGCAATCATCGCCAAGTACAAGAAACAGCGCAATGACCTTAACACTATCGACGACCTTATGGCATCCATTTATGCAGAACGTACCGGCAAATCAATTGATGACTGTCTTGCAAAAATGAAAACCGCTGCATGGATCACCGCTGAGGACGCGAAAAACTTCGGTCTTGTAGACAAAATACGAAACGATGAGGAAGCCGTGAAGATCGTCGCAATGGCTGAAAATTATTTTACAGACAATATAATCAAGGAATTTGGCTTACCTGCCTTGCCTGACCGAAAGCCGGAGAAGGCCTTCGTTGACAGTGAAGGCAATCCAACTGAGAGCTTTCTTGCGAAGACCTTGCAAGGGCTCAAAGAGCTTTTCCATAACAAAGAGGCAAACACTATCATCATGAAAGAAAAGTTTTTAAAAGTTGCCGCCTTGCTAGGCTATGATGGCTTTGAAAACAAGGACGGTTTTATCAGCCTATCCGTGTCAGACATGGAAAAGCTGGAAACTCACATCACAGCCCTCGAGGGCAAGGTGACAAAGGCTGAATCAGACCTTGGTACAGCCAATGAGAAGACGAATGGCCTCCAGGCTAAAGTTGATGAACTTAACGCGAAGCTGGAAGAGAGCGCTGAGACAATCAAAAATCTCAAGGAGGCTCCGGGAGCTGACGCAGACTCTAATCCGGCTGAAGAGCCTACCTTTGAAGCTACCGACAATAATGCCGGTATGAAATTGTTTAACTCAGTAATGGGATATTAATTATGGCTGACACACAAGGAGAAGTAAAAATCACACCGGATTCGCTTAACAAATCATTCGTCAAGTATCGTAAGGAACTCTTGATGATGCCGGTATATGGCTTGAAGAATATTCTGCCATATGTAACAATTCGTAAAGGAGTGAGATATAAGGAGGTTGTAGGACAACTTGATGGAGATATGCAGCTCAGACCTTATGCTCCTAAAGAGGTTGACACAAAAGACACCTCTGTTGTTGGCCGTGAGCTTGAAACTTTCTTGGGCTCTTGCGTTAAAGCTTTCGACCCGAACAGTGTAATACAAAGTATTTATGGTTCCAACATCGTTCAGGATGAAGGTCTGAAGAACGTACCTATCACAAAGGCAGTCTGTGCTTACCTAATGGGAAAGCTAGGAGAACATCTGTATGAAACAATATTCTCCGCAAAACGAAATCCTGAAGGATCTACAACAGCCGACCTCTATAATGGTTTTAAAACAATTGTAGACACAGAGGTTAGTGCCGGCAACATAGCTACAGGCAAGAATAACCTCTTTAACATCGAGACTATTACACGTGAAAACGCCGAAGATACTATCAACGATATCTATGGTGCAATGCACAACAAGCTGAAGGACCAGAACACATATATGTACATGAACAACGACACAAAGTTGATGTACGAGCGCTCATATCAAGACAATCACGGATCACTGCCTTACAACCAACAGTTTGCCAAGACAACAGTAGAAGGAAGTGAAGGTCGTTGTACCATGATAGGCCTTTCATGCGTTCCTAAAGATTTCATCATGGTAACTCCAAGAAGTAACCTTCTTGTAGGCATAGCCACAAGCGGACCTGAAGTTACATTCAGCGTGAAGAATTCTCTCATTTCTCATTTTTGGTTAGATTTCGTTGCATCGATGTTCTTCGGCGTTCAGTTTGATACTTTGTCTCCTGAAATGCTTCTTATCGCAGAACCTGCAATCGAATAACATTTAATTTGAACATTAAAAGATTACAATATGGCTGGAACAACAATTTGTGCCGACGACAGAGACCTCTACGAGGATCTGCCGTCATGCCGTGGACAGAAAAGCCTTCCTGGTACACGAAACCATATGTTCATGATCAGGAAAGCTAATATCACTAAATGGCCGACAAGACCGGGTGACGATGCTGCAACACTAGAGGATATCGCCAAATTAAAAGGTGATTTCGAGCTGGAAGCTGATAAAAAGTGGTTGAAAATTGAGCTAGTTCCCAACCAGAATAACATTGCCAGCGAGCGCATCGGTACATACGGCTCGTATCTTTTCCGTAGTACATATACAGCTGTTGTGCCAGGATCAGAAGAGAAACAGACCGCACTTGCAGCTGAAGTTCTTAATGATGACTGCGTTTTTCTCGTTCCTCAGCGTAACGGGAAATATCGACTTATCGGAAACGACATGTTTAACTGCGATGTTTCTCCTGCACTTGCAACCGGAAGTTCAACAGAAGATACTAACGCTATTACGTTCACCATTACATGTGAGGACACTATACCAGCACCATTCTACACAGGAAAAATTGCGACCAACGATGGTGAAATCGACGGTTCAACTGGTGAAGTACCAGTAGACCCAGGACCATAAATTTTATTACTCATAGTTTATAGTTTTTTTAAGGAATTCTGTTTTTTTCTTGTAATAAAAATAGATTGAATACCATTTACGGCGGTGGCGACTGTGAAGCCGTCGCCGCTTATTTTTAAAACAATATATTATGATAGACAACAAATTCACAAAACAGATACAAGATTACCTGATGCAGGAAGAGAAAACAGCAGAACAAATCATAGCTGGTGCAACTTTACTCTTTCGCATCAACAAGAATAAGGCACTTTATCAGCGCATCATACGACAACCTTTGCGCTTTGAAAAAAAAGTAGCTTACGAACTTAACAAACACCTCAAGTACAGACTTGATGGACTTACACTAAACGAGGTCAGAATACTTGACAAAAAAGTTATTGCTGACGTCGACAAAATGATAGATGACGGTGAGCCTGACAGCGAGACAAATACGGAAACTGAAGAAGATGAAATCGATACCTCTAAGAAAAAGCTTGGTAAACGTGCCGACCACGATAAACTCCCGCCAGAAATACAATCTCTATGGGACATAAACGCCAAACGATGGACAGCGATAAAAGAAGCCAGGGCAACAATAGAGGGGATCACTATGCCTTGTGACAGATACGAGTATCTGAAATTCATGAATGAGGCATACATTGCCTATAAGACGGACATGCTAAAGTATGATACCTACGATATTAATGACGCAAAAGGAGCAAACAGCGACGCAGAGATATCATCTGCACGCGCATATATCTCTCGTTACCGAAAAAAGTATGACGACCTACTTACCAATGATGCCAGCACAGAAGACATCAACGAGTTGCACGAAAAGATACAGCAACGCGTTGACTTACTGATGCATCATAATGCAGCACTAAGCGGCGAGCTGGCAGATTGGCTACATAACAACAACTTCGAGCTAATACGAGATGAAAGCAGAAGTTCTGCTGAAACCGGTGAATGAATGCGGCACGCAAGCCTATCTCGGACGCGGCCTGCATACCTTCGGAGTCATCGAATGGCTTTTGGCACAGACAGGACCGTCAGACATTATCATATCTACATTCTCAACCTCGGTTGAGTTCCTGTCCGCTTTCTACAACCTGAGGAAAAAAGGGCTCGTAAGGTCAGCTAAACTGATAGCTGACCTTAAAGCATCTAAGAAGACTTACAGGCTTGACTCGCTCATGCGATCGTGTTTTGAACAGATTTGCCTGGCGGAAAACCACTCAAAAGTGGTGTTGCTCTCAGGCGGAGCATTCCGCGTGGCGGTACACTCAAGCCAGAACAACACTTACGGAGGACGTGCTGAATGTACTCTCGTAACAACGAATGCAGAAGTGTTCAATTCTTTACATTCTGGATTAACCAACCTAATTAATAACAGTTTGAAAATGAATGGAAGATGAAACAATAACTAAAATTGAAGAACTTGCCAGCGTCTTAACTCCACCTTCTCAGATGGCTGCCATGCTGGGTATAGACGAAGATATACTGAAGCATAAAATTTCAATTCATGGAACTAAAGAACGTATGGCATTTCTTAAGGGCATGTCTGCTACAGCTGACAAACTAAGGAGAAATAATATCGAGCTGGCAAACGCCGGTTCGCCTGAAGCAATACGTTCATGCTTTGCCGCCATGAACAGAATGCTTGACGATGTAGAAGAATGAAAGCACCTATTAATATTGACGAGTATGCCAAAAGGCTGCCTTTGGACATAGAGGAGTTAAGGAAGGAGAATCTGCCTGAATCCTTTGTCAACCGCATAATCAGATTACGCGGTCTATACACATATTGGCTCCAATTTCCTTCAAAACAGACATCTGAGCTTGTTGAATACGACCAGCAAATGTTCAACATCAGAAAGACACAGGCATACGAAGATATCCAGTTTGTCAAAGCTCTTATAGGAGACCTACAACAGACTAGCAAGGAGTTCTGGAGGTGGAGAATTAACACAATGATTATGGATGACCACAAAGCGGCACGCCGTGCCGGAGAATGGCGCGCAGTGGCATCCATGCAAAAAAATCTCATATTAAACAACAAGACAGATAAAGAAGATCCTATCGACCTGCAGCTCGACCAGATCATTCCGCAGAACTTCGAAATGACCGATAATATCAGTATCATCATTCCTGACGCAAAGAAGACGTCAAGGAAGAAAATCGAGGACATGCTGCGTAAATATGGAAAGAAAGACGACATGCAAATCGAGAATGCGGACTTCGAGGAGGTAGGCAATGGCTGACGTTCAATATTTCAACCAAGCACAGCAGTTTCTCCTCGCCATGAACACACGCGACGAAATTGCCGTCTGCGGCCGCGGCTTCGGCAAGGGTGCCGTTCAGGCAGGAAGATTGCTTACTGGAGTACAGGGAATGCCGGGGTCTTCAGGCGGTTTCGTCGCACCGTCTGTCAAGCGCTGCCTTACAAATATACTGCCCTCAATGCTCATACACCTTGAGCGTTGGGGCTACAAGCGCGACCTGCACTACATCGTCGGGCGAAAGCCATGGAAGGCGCTGCACTGGAAACAGCCTTACTTCCAACCGGCCAACTGGGAGAACACTATAGCCTTCTACAACGGTGCAGTCTGCAACATCATAAGCCAGGACCGCACCGGTACGAGCAACTCTATGTCACTCGATTACCTTATCATGGACGAAGCGAAGTTTCTGGACCCCGACCAGTTGCGCAACGAGACTTTCCCGGCTAACCGTGGCAACCAGACGCTTTTCGGGAAATTCTTCATGCACCACGGCATGACGATAACATCAGACATGCCAATAACAAAAAAGGGTTCATGGTTCCTCAAGTACCAGGAGGAAATGAACCCTGAACTTGTTTCCTCCGTATGGTTCGTTTGCCGCAAGATAAGGACTATAAAAAAGAGGATGGCACTGTCGACAGCCGAAACCATGCGCCTTGCTGGCGAACTTGCACAATGGCGGTCTGTGCTCAACAATATGCGCCGTGATTGCCTCCTGTACGTCGAATTCTCTACACTCGAGAATATCGACTTGCTGGGTGAAGACTTTATCAGGCGCATGAAAAGGGAACTTTCGCCACAGACTTTCAATACTGCCATCCTGAACAAGAGGATACGCGTTGCCAAGGACGGCTTCTATGGTGCGCTCGACGAGGACATCAACCTCTATACAGCCCCTGATATAGCCTACCTTGACAACATGCGTTATGATTTTGACAAGCTACGGAAAGAGGACTGCCGAATGGACAGTGACCTCGACGGCAGCCTACCCCTTTTCGTAGCTTTCGACGCCAACTCAAACTTCAACTGTGTTTGCGTCGGCCAGCCTAAGGACGGCAAGCTAAGGGTGCTCAAGTCTTTCTTCGCCAAGTATGACCGCAAACTGAACGAACTCGTAGACGACGTATGCGAATATTATAAATGGCACAAGCTCAAGTTAATTGTCTTCTACTACGACGCCACATTCAAGGGAACGGTTACAGGCATTAAGGCTAACGAACTGTATGTTATCGTCGAAACTGCCTTTCGTCGCAACAAATGGATGGTGACGTCTAAATTCATCGGCCGGCCTATGAACCATGTCGAGAAGAACTTGCTTATCAATAACATGCTGAAGGGCAAGGCACGACACCAGGTACTTATTAACCGCGACAACAATGAGGACCTTATCATTTCCATTGAGTCGGCGGAGGTGGTAAACGGAAAGAAGGATAAGTCGGGCGAGAAAGAGGTAGAGACCGATGAAGACCTGCTGCAGCACCGCACGGACTTCTCTGACGCCTTCGACACCCTTTGCATCGGTGTTGAGTTATTCCCCGTCTATGGTCTTGTTGGCAGCGACTCTGTAAATGTATATCCAAGATAACATCATCTGAAAATCTTTTTTTTCATTGAGCGTCTTGTGCCGTGAGGCACAGGGCGTTTTTGTATATCCTTGTAATGCGGTGTCGTGCATAGTGTATGATACCGGTGTCGTATGCCTTAGCGTTTTTGACAAAAGTGTCTCCTTTCGGAGCGCCCAACCATTCTTTTTTTCCTCTTTACTCTCTTGATCCATGCGGCTTATCGTCATCACTGAGACATCTCATTTCGTCAAGCTCTTTAAGTTTCATATTCCTATACGTTTTACACATTGCCTTATTCAACCGCCAACCTGCACATCTTTATACTTCTATACCATTTTCGCGGCCTTATGTAAATGGTCTCCTGCCACGGCACAAGCCTGAGAGCAGTTCTCTATCCATCGATTACATGGTATGTTGTCATAGTCTGTCACTTTCACGCTTCCGTAAGCTGGTTCTGCATTGTCTGCAGTTCTTGCGTTATAAGCCTTATGTTGACATCACTGACCTTGCCATATCTGTATATTTTTAAATGCCAGACTGAACACGGCCCGGCGCTTCATTTTTTCCTTTGCAAAGTTACGTCGACCGGCATTCTGCAAGGGCGCGCCTCCGTCTCATCTCGTAAAACTTTACAAAATTTATTCCGCTCACAAGCGCACCGCAAAATAAATTTTGCCAGGCTTTCAGCTAAACTTTTACGGCTGTCCCTTGCATGTCAATACCTTGCTGTCGTCGTGTCCTGTGCACGTAAAAAATGAAGAAGCGCAGGGCGCTGATTCTATATGTCTAACATTTAAAAATATACAGATATGACAACATCAGTTTTAACGTCAACAATTGACAACGCTTATCAATCACGCAAGAACAGAAGACAATTCGCAGAGTTCAGCCAGCTTATCTACAGTGTTACAGTGACTGACGAAGACAACGAAAGCATTACTTACGAAATCATGGCAGACAGCTGCTCTCAGGCTTGTGCCGTGGCAGAAGACCTTGCGGCGAGCGACATGATTAACATAGCATACATAGATGTCCAGGTTATGGGCTGATAACATAAAGTTGAACCATTAAACATATAGGAATATGAAACTTACAGAGCACAACGAGAAAGTATTACAGCAGTTCTCAGAGATGATGATAAGCCGCATGGAACAAGTGAAGGCAGGTGATTGGGAAAAAGGATGGTTGGGCGCGCCGAGAGGAGGCGTGCCCGTAAACATCAACGGTAAGGCATACAACGGCGGCAACGTATTTATGCTTATGCTCGACACTGCAATACGAGGATATGAATATCCTGTCTATTGCACCATGCTTCAGGCCAACAAGATGCACGCTCATATTAATAAAGGAGAAAAGTCGATGCCTGTTATCTTCTGGGACTTCATATATAAGAACGCTGCCAACAAGACCATAGACGAGGCACAATACAACAGCCTATCTGATGCGGAGCGCCGACAGTGCGCAAAGATTCCGGTGCTGAAGTCTTACAGAGTGTTCAACATCGAACAGACTAACCTCGAGGAAAAACAGCCCGACAAGCTCAATAAGATAAAAGCAATGTTTACCAGCCCGGCTGACACAATGGATGACAAGGGTATGTATTGCAATGACGCAATTGACAAGATGCTTGACACTCAGTCATGGGTTTGCCCTATCAGACATAACAAACCATCGGACAGAGCGTTCTATTCTCCGGCATCTGACTATATCGTCGTTCCGATGAAGAAGCAGTTCAAGCGTCACCGCAAACAGAGCGAGGTGTATGCCGACGGACAGGAGTTCTACTCTACACTCATACACGAGATGGTGCACAGCACCGGCATCGAGAGCCGCCTTAACCGTTCGATGAATGGAAGATTTGGCAGCGAAAAATACGCCAAGGAAGAGCTTGTCGCAGAGCTGGGAGCTGCACGTGTCAGCTACGAACTGGGATTTGACAGCCGCATTCTTACTAATTCAGCTGCTTATCTTGACTCATGGATTGCTACACTCAAGCAAGAGCCGTCGTTCATCCTTACAGTTATGTCTGATGTCGAGAAAGCATCAAAACTGATACTTGACAAGGTGGCCATATAGGGCTGCCTGTCAAAGCTTTACAAGAGGCTACGTTTTGCTTTGCGAAACGTAGCCTCTTATCATGTGAAAGACCGTGTATCAGACTGCAATATGAGGCATATCACAGACAGGTACACGGTAGAGCATTGTGTTTGAGAGACGCAATTGCATTACGTCACTCAAGGTTTCGCAATGACCGCAAATGCGTCCGCCCGTATCTTTGTTTCTAATAATCCGCCTTACATATTCCGCTATTTTTATCGGCACAATTGCGTACACAGCGCAGGGCGGTGGGGGCTGCCGTCGGTGAAAAAAGCGTTGCTTTTTTTGCGGCGTCCGCTGAATTTCCTGAAATTCAGCGGATTACAAGGTAGCCACTGCGGAAAACCTTTATCAAAGGTCTTCGTGCGTGTGCTGAATGTGATTTCAACATTCAAAATGTTAAAATCGCATATTTTTTAAAAATAAACATCTGTTTATTTGAATAATATACAAATGTTTATTATCTTTGCATCGTGAAATTTTAAAAGATTGTTTATATGGAAAAAATAATACTGAATGAGCTAGAGGCAGAATTTATACACGCAGTTAGAAATTATAAAAAAGCATTCCCTAATGGGAGTGACGAATTAGAGTGGTACATACAAGGGTTGTATGAAAAACTACTCGAAAGAGATTAAAAAAGAGATTTAAGAACCACCCTTCAAAGGGAGGGTGGTTTAAAAACACCAAATTACAAACAAATATGGAAACAACTATAAGTGGAAGAACCACGATGAAACAAACATTAAAAGACATTCTTCTCGACATTTCATGGGCTAGATTGTCTGTAAGTTATTTCGGAAAAAGCCGGTCTTGGTTGCACCAAAAACTTGATGGAGTTAATAGCAACGGAGGGGTTGGCGGTTTTTCAGAAACAGAAAAGATAGAACTTAAAAATGCTTTGAAAGATCTTGCTAATAGAATTAGCGAAGCTGCTGACAGAATAAAATAACAATCTTTTAACACAACTGCGTGAAGACATAGACACTTATGACAAAAAGAAAAGAGGAGGACAAAATGCCCTCCTCTTTTCTTTTAAACTATTCTATCCATATTCCATTTTATTCGGAATATATCATTACTTTTTTTCTTCCAATTTTGTCCATATTAATAATTTGGGTTACACATTTTAACAAAGACAGCCGTACATTTATTCTTACCTACTAAATTTTTAGTACTTTTGCATTACTAAACATTTATATCATGAAAAAATTATTGTTTATCTGCATTATGGCAATTATGTGCCTTAACATTAAGGCACAGGCACTGGTAACAGACGCAGAAGGTCGTTACCCTGTTTATTGTACAATTGTTTGCTCTAACTTTTGGGGCTTTGGGAAAGTCAATGCAACCATGGACTTCGGAGGCGGTAAAACTTGGTCTGAAAGTTCTTGCACCCTTCTTGACGAAGATGGAAAAAAAATGAAGTTTACATCTACTATGGGTGCCGTGAATTACATGGCTAAACGTGGATGGAAATTGGACAGGACTGTTTTTCTGTCACTTGGCAAAAATAGCGTATTGCACTACATCATGGTTAAGTATGTTAAGAGCGACGACGAAATTACCGAAGGCATTAAATACAAGACCGACGGTGAATAAGGACAAACTGGAGCAAATACAGAATTGCCTAAGGAAAATATAGTCAGAACTTATGACGGTAAAACTATATTGAAACTTTATGATTTAAAGACTCTTTTGGGGGATGCTCCGTGAGGCGCGTTCCCCATTTTTTTGTTTCAATTCAAATTTTATCACAAATTTAGTCATTAAATTTGCGACTAAATTAAATTATTAACACTTGTAAATACGATACGTGCCAGTTTTATTAGTATATTTGCAAAGGGAAATAAACATAAAGAATTTACGGGGTTGTTTTTACCTAACATAGAAAACAACATAATAAGCTTCATAATGGAACTTAAAAGTATAGATTATGCACGTCTTATACAATATGCAGCGCAAAAGTTGCATTTGACGAAATTGAACAAGACACAGATTAACAAAATCTTGTTCTATGTATATGGTGTGTATTATGCCGAAAAGAAGAAGAAGCTTTTTGAAGACGATTCACCAAAAGTTTGGCCGTATGGCCCGGTTTTCCCGATTGTAAATAAAAGGGTAAATGTCAACGAAATCATAACTTCATTTCCTCCGGAAACTGTAAAGGAGTTCAACAAAGATAAAGATGCTCTTAATCTTGTAAAATCAGCAGTTGATGCCATGTATGATATGAGCGCAATCGCGTTAACAAGATGGTCACACACAGAAGGTTCGCCTTGGTATAATTCACTTTATATCAAAGACGAAAATGGTAAAATTACAGGACAGAACAAATGGAACTCTCCTATTGATTTGAAATATATAAAAGAATATTTTTCAAATAAAGATAACCTCATCTCAAAATGAATGATTTTGATTCTATTTTTTCCACCAAGAAAAGAATTAGATGGTATCACATTCTTGGACATCTCGGTTATTACCTTTTTTGGGTTATAAAATTTTTCTTTTCTAAACCTTTTAAGGAAGAGAAAAAAGATTTGAGAATACTTGACATTGTGCAGACACTACTGGAATCAGAAACTACAGATGAAAATATAGATAAATGCAAGCAGCTTACACACCTTCACCGTATAGTAGAGAATACTAGATCAAGGAGGAGACTTGAGAAATGGTCTTTGCGTGTTATAGCTGTCTATCTCTTAATTGTTTTGGGAATAGTTATTGCCAATTACATATTCATTCCATCTTTAATGGCACATCCGTTTATGAAAATTCCTAACACTATTATGATTACAATTCTTTCTACCACTACTGTAAACATTATAGGTCTGAGACTTATCGTACTTAAGGGACACTTTCTTGCCAACGACAGTTCTAATTCGATTGATAAATCAAAAAATAAACATTGCAAAATACTTATTCAGCAGGAAGATGAGAAAAAGGGGATTTGACAATCCCCTTTTTCTGAATACACACTCTGTTTATCTGTCGGTGGTGTCTGTCGCTTTTTATAGCGTCCGCTGGATTTCCTGAAATTCAGCGGATTAAGAGGTAGCCACTGCGGAAGACCTTTATCAAAGCTTTTACCGCAGTGGCTGGACGGGGAAACGTCGAAATTAGGGGGAATTTCCCCTTTCCTTCCGCTAATTTCCCCTTTCCCCTTATCTTTTTCCATATTTCCTTTGCCGATTCAAAGATAATTCCTATCTTTGCCATCGGTAAACAATCATGAACTATCATGCCGCATCGAGCATCGGTCATTGCTCAGCATAAATCGCAGGGCTTTTTTTATGCCCTCACTATATCGTATTGGCGGTTGCCATTCCGTGAATCTTCTTGCACCTGTTCGGGTGAAGTCGTCATTCTTAAGCAGCGGGATGTGCAGCCGCTTTTCTGTATCTCCGCGCCCGGCGGCTCCGGGTATGGTAAACAATTACGCATTATGCAGACAAATGCAATCCAGCGCAGTGCGCAGCGCCCTGTCGACATCAAGGCATGGTTGACGGGAAAGGCACAATCTTTATCCAGATGGTATAACAGCCGTAGTACATTCTATTCAAAGCTGGCCGGCTTCGAGGTTACATGGAAGACGGCAGTACGTGTCAACATCTTCACTCTCCTTATTTGTATAACCGCCATAGTAGCTATGCAACAGCCTGTGGTCTCTATCGTTTCGGCCGCTTGCTCGGCATGGGTGGTATATCGTCTTAACGCTGATGACAAGAAAGGGGGTGAGCAATGAATAAATATTATATTACTGTGCATACTTTTTACAATACAACTTTATTGGGGCACGCCGTAGGACAAGAGGTGCTTAGCAAGTTCCACAGGTCTTTAGTTAATCAAGAGAACGTCGATAAGGACATAAAAGACTTTATCAACAACGCTATGGATAAGCACTTAAAGAAAAACAGAAGACTAAAGCCTATGCTCATATCAAAGCATGACAACGGCAATTCGTTTGTCATTACCCTTGTACCTCTTAATGGTAATGATATATTGAGGGCTTTTACGCTAACCGGAGAATTGGTTGAGCATGACTATACGGAGAAAGGGGGTGAGCAATGAGAAGCCTTATTTTGAACGTCAACAGGACGAAAAAGGTGTTTGACTACAACCTGACTGAAAGCGTTTACCAGAACCTGCATGACATAATGGACGGTGTGGTGATAAGCGAAGACGAGGTTACCGCCCTGACGGGCTTGCTCGTACAGATGACAGAGATAAGAGGCGTGGTAATGGTGGCATGCGACCACGTGCAGGATAAGGATATGGAATGGGAGTTCACAATCTATACCGGCTTTGAGGACAGCGACGACCGCGAACTCATAGAAATCACGGCGCAAGACTACGGCGAAAACATGCTTGGCGAAAGCCTGATGGGCGACATCATAGACAGCATGGCCAACTGCAACCTCTACCCTGAAGGGAAACACAGGCGGTACAAGTTCCTGCACTCGCTGACGTATGACGAAAGGATATGGGCGGAGATACTTGACGCCTACTTCTACAACTCACATAGTTCATGCGACGGCGACAGCCCCGAGATGCTTATGGAGTTTAAGACATCTGCAGAGATAGCTGACGACCTTGAAGAGATGTGCACCATGGACGCGGTTTTCATAACGCGCTATATGCACGCATACGGATATCATCCGCAGCGCAAGGCCGACGGAAAGATGGCGTGGAAAATATTCATGCCTGTCAGTTAAGCAGACTTGTATTTTTCGAAAAACAACACATATCATATCTTTGCACTCGATACTTCTAAGTTATTAATTTAATTAAAGTAAAACACGTCTGCCGCCACTGCGTGAGCCGTGCCGGCAGTTTATAGTTTTCTTTTTTATTTTTATTGACTATTCATATAAGTTGTTTAATTTTTAAAGCCTGCCGCTCGCGAGAGCCGCAGGCTTTTTTGGTATTTTTCCATGCACACGTTTCTCCATATCTTTGTAGAAAAACAAAGACATGACAGTAACTACTTCATTTCCGCCACAGCTGTTCTCGTCCACGGTGCCAGACATAAAGGCTCTGACAGACGAGACACGCGTGCACGTGGTAATGCGCCTTGACACATCTGAGGTGTACAACGAATATCTTTATCCTGATAAGGACGGCTCAATAGAGATTACCGATATTCCGGCGCTTGTAACGCTGTTTCTGCGCCAGAAGCTCATAGCCACTCTTACAGTAGAGCTGCATGAGGAACGTCTGTCAGGCAATTCATCAGACGGCGAGACAGAGGAGACTGACTCGGCTCAGCTAACGTCGAGCCTTGTCTATTGTGCCGCACTGGTAGAAGACGACGCACAGACATTCTGTACAAACAAGTTCCTATCCATCCTGCAGGGAGCCAAGATGACATCTGTCGGCAGGCTGGAGTACTTGCATTATACAGGTTCAGACGGTGCCAGCGTAACGGCTCACTATGACGACGGCAGCACCCAGACATTCGCGGCGACAAAAGTAGGAGGCAACAGCAGCTACTCCACTATTGACGTGTCGCCGGCACGTTTCGCTTCGGAGGCAAAGACGCTGTGCTCGTTCGAGGTTACCGCCGGAGCACGCAAGCAAACATACGAGATCGACCAAGGAAATCCGGACGCAGCCCCTGTGCTTCTCTTCGTCAACAGCTTCGGCTGCCAGGAGATAGTCTATTGCACCGGCACTCATGAGGTTTCGCCAGAGTTCAAGTACTCTTCCGCCTACATCGGTGTGAACATGAAGAACTACGACATAGAAGAGACAAGAAAGTTTAACGCCGATACCGGCGTGCTGTCCTACCCTATGGCTTTCTGGATTAACGACCTGTTCCGATCGGACGAGGTGCAGCTGCTCAACTTCGTAAACGGAGAGCCTAAACCGGGGAAAATGGTAGTAATCACGGATGTCAACGCCGAATATGACAACAATCTTGACAGCATGCCGCGCTTCAAGTTCACCTACACTTACGCCCAGCGCAACCATAACGTGCTTGACACAGCAAGAGCCGGCCGCATATTCGACAATACTTTCGACAACACTTTCAACTAATTATATGGAAATTAAAGTTATACACATATCTGAAGTTCTGAAGCTCATGAACCACGCACTGATGAACCACCAGAAGGTAAGTTTCAAGGCGTGGAAACTTGGCACAGGAGCCAATGACCCTGAACGAGGAGAACTGAAGACATATAACGGCGTGTACGTGACATCTCACTCCAAAACCGGCTCATACCGTATATTTGACCCTTTGGCCGAGGATAAGGCCTACAGATACAGGCGTGTTAATGAAGTGTTTATAGCAGAATTTTTAAACAAAAAAGTGATTTGGTGATAATGGAAAATAATCTTGAGTTTGTTAAAGTCGGCCACATAGGCGACTCTAGCATTTATCGCATTCTTCCTGCCGTACAGATTGGCGGCAGCAGCTTCAAAGATTCTGTTAGCGAAGAATACGGAACAGACTCGGCTACAGTTTTCGATGAAGATGTACTTTCTGACAGCACTACCAAGCCTCTCTTTATTAAAGACAAGGAATATAAGTATATTCCTTACGGCGACGATGACGACATGCCGGCAAAATTACGCCGCCTTATAGGCGCCAGCATGGTTACGTCTCAGGGTATGGCCTTCGATATCATAGCATGCTACGGCCAGGGCATACGGTTTGTCAACCGTGACGATAAGTCTGACGTTACAGACCCGGAGATTAGGAGATTCTGCATGCGTAATTCTATTCATGAGTGCTATATGGAACAGGCCACGGACATGAAATATTACTTCTTCACAGTTACCGAAATAATTCTCTCCGGCGACCAGAAGAAAATTGTGCAGGTGCGCCATCTCGAGACATGCTACTGCCGTTTCGAACAGGCTAGAAACGGCAAGATAGAACATGTTTTCTATGGCGATTTCAACGATTCTACGCCGCCCAAAAACGCCGTGGCCATACCGCTGCTCGATATCTACGACCCGCTCGGCGACCTTCTCGTAAGGCTTGGCCGCGACCCCGACCCTCGCACCGGCAAACTGCTAACGCCGACAAAAGACCGCAAGTTCGCCATTGTTTGTCGTATGCCCACACCGGGCTTCAGGTATTACCCTTTGCCTTATTATATGTCGATATTCCGTGATCACTGGTACGACATATACAAGCTGATCGGACTCGGTAAGAAGTTCCTGATCAAGAACACCAGCGCACCTAGGGTGCAGATAGAGGTGCATGACGACTACTGGAGCCGTGTCTGCGCCAATGAGAACATCACAGACCCAGTCAAGAGAGCTGAACGCATCAAGGAGGAACAGCAGAAAATAATTGACTTTGTTTGCGGCCCTGAGAATGCCGGCAAGGCCATCCTCACCCACTATTATGTTGACCCAAACGGAAAGGAGTGCCGCATGGTTAGAATATACGACCTTACAGAGGGGCGCAAACAGGGCGGCGACTGGAGCGACGACATGTCAGAAGCATCTAACGCTCTATGTTTCGCTCTCGGTGTACACCCTAACCTTATCGGAGCGACACCAGGAAAAAGCCAGATGAACAACAGCGGAAGTGACAAACGTGAGCTGTTTACGTTGAAACAGGCCATGGAAAAGCCATTCCACGACATCATGGCCAAGCCGTGGCATGTGATTCTTCACTTCAACGGATGGGCTGAAAAATATACCGTTGACGTACCTATGATAGAGCTGACGACGCTCGACAAGAATACCAGTTCACAGACTGTATCAATAAGCAATAATAACGAGGAGGATAAAAATGGATCTGACAATAACAAAAGAAGAATTTGAAAGCGTACTCTATGTTGCAACATCAAAGCACATGGAAGTGTTCGAGAGTGTACAGCCACATATAGAGAACGCAACAGAAGACTGCATTGAAGAATTCTTCGGCAGTTTCTCAACAGATAATGCTAAAGTCATTAAATGTGCGAAAGACTATATCTGCGTTGACGCGTTCTTGCTGGTGTTCCGCCAGCTGGACCTCGTGCTCACCCCTACCGGTTTCGGAGTTGTGTCTAACCAGACGACATCACCGGCAAGCAAACAGAGAGTGGACGCCCTCGAGACTCAGCTTAGGCTTATTCGTGAGAAAGTGAAAGCACGCTTGATCAATCGCCTCACATCAACAGAGGACTGGGGCAAAACGGAGGCGGCTAAAAGATGCATACGTACTGTATTCTACAGCATCTCACTTTTTGAACGCTATGCCACAACTCCTGTCTCATTTGAATCATGGCAGGAGGCACAGATACAGATAATGGAGGCAGACATGAAGCTCAGAAAGAAAATCTCAGATGCTCAGATGGACAGAATTCTTGAATCCGTGAGAAACGGAACTGCGGCTGCAGACTATTCCTCTATTATTTGGCATCTGCAGATGTTCTTCTCACTCTACATAGCCCATTCGCCGCTGATTGGAGAGAGAATGAGAATTATCATTGTCACAATGGAGGCAAACCCTGAGACATACAAGGAATATATGGAATCTGACGCATACAAAATCAACCACTATGAACCTTATAAAAACAAAAAAGACAGCCCGGCCTTCTTCTTCGCAGGTTGAGATAAAGCTGCACACTCCGAAAGCTTGGCACGAACTTACACAGGAACAACTCCGCTACGTGCTTACGCTAATGTCTGAAGGAATCGAAGGAGATACTCTAAAAGCCATGATGCTCATTCGCTTCAATCACATAAATGTTGTCAGAAGGAGTAAAGATGGGTGGAAGATGGTGAAAGATAATAAAGTCTTCTATGCAGATAAATGGCTTTTAGCTTCACTTATAGGAGAAATGAAGTTTGTTGACAGGTACGAGAACTTCGACACTAGGTTGGATGGTGTACAGGGATTCCGTGCCGTCAACAACCTTCTTAATGGCGTTCCTTTCAATGACTATCTGAAAATGGAGATAGCTTATCAGATGTATTCTTCAACGAAAGACGAGAAATATCTTGTAAGCTTGGCACGACTTCTATACCGTGACGTCCATGGGAAGCCTGCCAACACTATAAGCCTTGATAAGGCGGAGATGCTTTCGGTCTATCTCTGGTATGCACACATAAAGGATGTGTTCTCGCAGATTTTTCCAGACCTTTTCAAAAAGAAAATGACAACTGATACAGACGATGAAGGGATTGACCTGCGAGTTGTTACAGATGCCCAACTGAGACTGCTCACTGACGGCGACGTCACGAAAGAGGATGCTGTGAGACGTGTCGACTGCAAGCGAGCTCTTACAGAACTTAACGCTAAAGCGAAAGAGGCGCGTGAGATGCAGGCTAAATTAAACGCTAAGTAATGTCTGATATGTTTAATGCTATTGAATATCTCGAAAAGATTGCCAAGGCTAACAGCCTTGCGAAGAAACATGAGTTTATCGTGGGCGAGTGCAGCGGTATAGAGGGACTCGAACCGCTGATGCAGAACTACCGAAAAGCGGCCAACTACATCATGGTGGACGATACCGTGGACGGCTCTATGATTTCAAACCGGGTAGGTTGGTATAACAGAAGAACCTACACGGTGTTTATCTTCGCCATGTACCGTGAGGATGACATGGACGACAGACGCCAGAAGCTCGACCTCTGCAGGGAAATCTTCCGGCAGCTGCTCTCTCACCTCATAGCCGACACGGAGAAATACGAATACGACCTCGTGTATATGCGCACTCAGTCTATTCAGTACAGAGAACTCAACAGCTACAACTTCTCTGGAGTGACAGGTCTTTACTTCATGCTTAACGTTGACGAACCTGCTGACCTACAATTTGACGCAAGCCTATGGGAGTAATGAAAAGATTGCTCGAATACGAGTATGACTCAAGAAGACGGTATAATGGCCAAGGACATCTTTACAGTATGTCAGAGCTTGAAGCTTTTGAGAAAGGATGGACAGACTTCATGATTGACATCTGGAGGGAACGCATGGTTATGCTGAACATAAACAATACAGGCACATTAAGCAACTCTCTTTCTGGACACATAAGTGGAGATGAAGGACAACGTGAAATTTCCCATAAGTTCCTGATGTACGGCATTTATGTCGCTTTGGGCGTAGGTAGAGGATATGAGCCGGGAAATGGCGGAGACCTTGAGTTCTTGTCGCCTTCTTACAGAGAAGAGCACGGCCTTAACAAACCTAGGAAACGCGGTCCTGCATGGGGTGGCGGAATGACCAGCGGAAAGCCAAGAAAGCCTAGAGACTGGTTTGCGAAAAAATATTTCTATTCCATGAAAAGGCTTATCGAAAAAGAAGCTGAATTTTATGGACAGTCATATAACGGTACGCTAGTTGAAGCCATCGCAACTCTTTTTGAAGAAGGGAAGGCACCTACTGTAACTAACGTAAAGAATGTTATTCAACTTTGACTTTGTATTTTTCGCAACAGTTGTTTGTTTCTAAATTTGCGATATGGAGATAGACCAGCTAAAACAGATGTTCGAAGGCATACGTGACGAAAAACGCATGTATGCCAATACTGCTACAAGGATAGGAGACGCTTTTCTTGCGCTTCTATCTTATGTAGGTTCTTCTAGTTCTTCAGCTTCACGTAATTATCTGAGGAAAGACCAAGAAGATACAACTTCATTTCTTGTAACATTTGAAGCTGGAATTAATCTAGGCGAAGACATCTACAATATTGACGCTGCTGGCAATGCCATTTTAAGATCTCTAAAGAGCGGCCCTTTTGACCCCGGAAAAGGAGAGAAAGGGACCTTTGACATTTATGTCGCTGATGATAATTCTTGCCTTGATATCGACAAAGTTAACATAAGAGAAAGCCTTAAAGTCACTTACCTACAGATAGGCAACGGACTTCTTAAATGGGATGAAGAAAACAAGGCTTTCTATGTTGAACAACTAGATGGCACACCTGCCAGTTTCTATGCAACAAAAGGGCTATCTGCATTAGGTTTTAATTCCTTATCTGATACAGGTGGAGGCTCATTCGACCTTTTACAGGACTGGGATAAATATGTAGACGAGACAGCTAAAAGCATGGCTTTGTCGGCTTATCTTGGTAAAGACCTGCTGGATAGGATAACTTCTCTTGAAAAAGGCCAAAAAGGACACAAGATAACCATATCCGGCTCAGGAAATGTCGTTGTTAATGTAGAAGAAAGTAGCGACGGAGGCACCCTTACATTCACTAAGGGGAATATAGATCTTAGCGGTTACGCCACTACAACAGCCCTTGCTGAAGTTTCTAAAAAGGCAGATGCCGTTACGACGAAGGTAAATGATTTTCTTGAGGGTACGGACACTGACAACATTATAAACCGGTGGAAGGAACTGGAAGCATTTCTTGCAGGACAGACACAGACGTCCACACTTGCTGAATTACTTGAGGTAAAGGCTGACAAAAATTTGAGGATTAATGCTGGAACCGGACTTGCCGGTGGCGGCAGCCTGTCGGCGGATATCACACTGACTCTTGCAACAGTAGGGACTGAAGGTACATACACAAAGGTAGTAGTAGACAAGTACGGTCGCGTAACCGGCCATGCCACATTAAGTGCAGGAGATATCCCTATGCTCGACATATCCAAGATCAGCGGCCTGCAAGGAGAATTGGACAAGAAACTGAACATAAATGATTTCGGGAGCAAGTTTGCCGCAGAGATGGCAAACTGGTTTAAGAAAGACACTGAAGGCAATGTGTTTGTCGCTAACGCCAAAGGATTCTACTCGGAGTCTTTCGTATCAGCACTCGGCATGAATTCCGGCGGCAGCTCCGGCAGCTCTTCTTTCGACCTTCTACAGGACTGGAATAAATATGATGATTCAACGGCAAAGAATACTGCCCTATCAGCTTATCTTGGTAAAGACCTGCTGGACAGGATGAGAATAGAGTTTTCCGATATGGACAACTGCCGGATAAACGGCACAGGAAAATCAGGCGTGTTTGATGTCTATTCTAGCGGCCATAGTGTCGGCACTTTATTAGTGAGCAACGATATTATGAGCCATGGCACAAATCAGTTGTTTATAACGAATATGCTGATGGATGTTGACAGCAACACCCATCAGGACGACAGGATATATGTTTATTACAGGTATTACAACTTTAACGCTCCAAATGCCGTAACGGAGAAAGGAACATGGAGTAAATGGTGCCTTGTAATAGGATCAAAGGCCGGTGAGAACGGCATGGCACGTATAAAAGGAATCAGAGACAATGACATAGATTATGTTCAGAACGCTATCGGCGTATGGGCAATAGACGGTACTGCATACAATGCAGCATCAGAAACAGATATTAGTAATATTTTTAATTAAAAAGTTATTATGGCAAAATTTTTAGACTTGACAGGCTTAACCCATTTTTGGAGTAAAGTAAAGGCTTATGTAGACGGTGCTGTAAGTGCAGCAAAAACAACAGTAGGTAATTATACAATTAACGGGCAAAAGATTAGTACTAATCCTACCATACTTGGCAATGTGACAAATGACGCTCAGGTCAAGCGCAGTGAGATGGGAGTTAAGAATGGTGTAGCTACGCTTAACGAAAATGGGAAAGTTCCGTCATCTCAGCTGCCAATGTTTATGGATGATGCTTTAGAGTTCGAAACAGAGATTGCAAATAGTGCCAGCATAACGATTAAACAGGCATCAACAGGTAAACCTACATCAATAGTTTATTTGCGTGATAAGGATAAATTTGTTGCATCAACAACCCCGGAGGGCGGTTTGGGAAGTCCCGAATATTATTCAGCGTGGGGAGAAACAGACAAAATTAGAGTTTATACCGATTATGGAACTCCTGTGCAGGGTCAAGGGGTTACTCCTAAAGACGGAGTGATATATGTCAATCTGGGAAATGCCAAGAACTACAGATATGCCGGTTCATCCGCAAAACTGGTAGCTTCAGGTTCTGACTTAGCACTCGGAGAAACATCAAGTACGGCTTTTAGGGGTGACTATGGTAAGATAGCTTATAACCATGCGCAGGCAAAGGGTGTGGCTTTAAGTACAGAAAAGCTATATAAGATAACAACCAATTCAGAAGGACACGTAACAAAAGGAACTGCAGTTACAAAAAACGATATTACTGCACTAGGAATACCTGCACAGGACACTACATATGGTATCGCAACGGCATCTAAGGCCGGTCTTGTTAAGCCTGCATCCGTTATTACAAAGCCTACAATAAATACAGCAACGACTACATCAGGCAAATATTATCACGTGCAAATGAGTAGTGACGGTGCTATGTTCGTTAATGTCCCATGGACAGACAACAACACGACTTACGGATCTATCTCTGAATCAGAAATAGACAGTCTATTCTCATAACAACCCTTAAACAGGGTATCAAAATAGAATGCTCCACTTTCATTAAAAACTTGCCTATGAAATTTTTAGATTTAACAGGACTTTCACACTTTCTGGATAAGCTGAAAAGTTTAAAAGGGGCTGATAATGGCTTTGCCGGACTTGATAAAAACGGTTTTGTAGAAGAGGATCAGCTATTGTACAGGTCGAAGGAAGTTATATACTTCACAAAACAGGTATCAAGCACGACCATGGCTTCTGTTGGTACTTCTCTTATAAATCCTAAGCAAGTTGTTTATGATAAGAGTAAAAAACGATTTGTTGCCACTAATGCATCAACATCTGTATACACAAGTTGTCAAGCTGCTTGGGCTCAGACATCAGAAGAAGCATATAAGGCCTCTTCATCTTTTGGCAGCCAGGATGGCACAAACGGAATCACCCCTAAAACAGGAGTCATATATTATGATGAAGAATTAAAAAAGACATATATATGGAATGGGAGCTATCTGGAAGAAACAGACTACTCTGTAGATGGAGATACGACTCTAAAGCATATATTCTTTAATAAAAGTTCATCGGTAACGTCTCCAAGCAATACAGTTAGTCACGACATTAATATTACTAGCAACAAAGTAGGATTTCAATTTGTATCCCCACTGGTTGCGACATACGTGACTTCTACCGACCCCATAAATTCAAGTAGGCCCAAAATTCAAACCATACAAGTCACTATGCTTGATGCCACTTCTGCAAGAAATGGCTATATGACAAAAACTCAAGCAAGCCAATTAAGTAGTTTATATACTTCACATGGGAATAAATCATATTTACCATTGAGTGGTGGAACCGTTAACGGAAACGTAACCGTTAACGGGAAAATAACAGCCAATGGATTAGTAATACCAGTTAATTATTATGCCAAATATGAAAGCTGGCTTGCACAATCCTTCATTAATGATTTTGGCGGAAAGGCAGAATGCAGTTTTCAAACATATACTTCAAATGGTGAATTAAGATTTGTTCGTCAGACAAAAGCTAATGTTGATGTTGCAGATGGACAAGGAAATTATACTTATATCGTCTACAATGCCAATGGAAATATACAACTGGCTAATCAAAGGACCACCATAAATTATTCTGACGGCTCTATTACAACGCCAAAAGTGACACAAACATCTGACAAAAGATTAAAAGAGAATATAAATACTATTACTGAAGACTTAGATAAGATAAAAGAAATTGAATTCTTTGAGTTTAATCTGAATGATGATGTAAATAAAACAAAATCTTATGGCGTCATAGCTCAAGACTTAGAAAAAGTTGGACTTGAGAATCTTGTTGTAGAGGATGCCAATGGATACAAAGCTGTAGATTATACCGCTTTGATTATGCTGGAGCTGCAGAGGCAGAGAAAGGTGATCGCCGCACTGGAGGAAAGGCTGGCGGAGATTGAGAAAACGTGGAGTTGGAAATGAATTACGGAATAAAATGGGAATAATTGAAGGAAACATCATATCTGCCCCGCTTAACACAAGGGATGTCGGATCTGTCCTTGGCTCGGCATCAAATGACGTGGGCACTCTTTGCACGCACGCCAACATCAACATGTGGGCAAAGTTCAAGCCTGTGCCGTTGCGTGCTATGTTCCCGGAAGACACCTTAAAAGGTTCTTCGGACTGGAATGGTACCCCGCAATCAAGCACGCATAAGCCTTGGTGGTATGGCGACGGAGACCAGCCGGCATACACGGTACCTGTCATAAGTGAACTTGCAGATATGGGAAGTAACGGCAACCAGAATAGCGAGGCTGTGTGGAGATATAACGGTCCGACAGGCAAAGGTGCTTCTGCAGCACATCCTGACTTTCCTTTCAGACTTACCGATTTTGTGGGATATAGGCATGACGCAAGGCCGCCGTTCACGGTAAACCTTCCTACAGAACTGACAGCTGACAACTTCACCTATTTTGGGGTTGACATGCCGGACAGAGAGCAAGGCGAACTTGACTTGTCGGACATTTGCGACATACTGCATCTGAGTGCAGTATATATAGGCATAATCATCAAGAACATAACACGTGGCATAACAACGGCTTATGTAAGCACGACGGCTCTTAATGCCAACAACAGCGACAGCTGGGCTTTGCCTGTTGTAATAAACAATGGCTCAACCATCGAAAACGGAGGCGCCGGACAGACTATATCAGAGTCAGACACGATAGATGTGTACCTGTTTCTTTCTACATCAGCAGGGGAGACAAACTGGGAGAACATGACAAAATACAGTGCCCTTCTTATTCCCGATATGCACATCTACAGGAGATATAAAGGATATGGCCACAATATCAAGATTTTCACGGGTACATTTACGTATGTCCTGGAAGCAGAAAACATCCTTGATTGGGGCAAGACATGGTACTACAAAGACAGCGACGGAAACATTTTCTCTTTCCGAAAGACTGTTGACCAGATTTCAAACCCGGACTCAAAAGTAACCGTTAAACTCACAAGCGGAAGCACTGCATACGATTCTTTACGTGCCACAATCGTACAGAAGGGCAAGGTTAGGGATACTAACACAGGTCTTCTTACAGAGATAAATCTCGTCTACGCCTTGGCATACAATGAGGGTGCAGGAATGATAGGTACATCAAACAAGACCCTCGTACTTGGAACGAAGTTTAATACAATCTCATTTGCAGCATACCCCACGGAGGAAGACGCTAACAGAGAAAGCAACATACAATGGATGCGAGGCATGCCGATAGTCCAGAATGTAGAATATAACAACGCGGATGCTAACCTCGAAGGCGCTGTTACTGATAATATATTGGATGTAACCGTAATGATTTCGCCTTCATCTCAATATACACGAATTGATCTTACCAATAACGGAACACCCGTGAGTGTGGAACAATAATACAAACTATAATTTGTATGTCAAGATAAAAATAATTTAATCAAAACTTTATAAACAAAATCATGAAAAAGATAACAACAGAGAAAATCCTGAGCGTCTATAACCTCATAAGTGACGCAAAACTCACAAAGATGGAGGACTGCGACAAGTTCAAAATGATTAAGATTATCCGTGCCTTGAAACCGGTAGTAACGAATTTTGAAGACTTTAAAAAAGTTGCCAAAGACAAACTGAAAGGCGATAATCACGACTATATGCTGGAGAAGGCACAACAGTGGCAGGCGGAGGGCGAAAAGACAACTCTGAGTGAGTCTGAGCGTATTGAGATAAACAGATACTTTAACGACTACAACAACAAGATTTCCGAATGTCTGAAGGACGAGGGCCTGAAAGAGAACAAACTGGATTATGAACCGCTCAAAGAGCATATATTCGGAAAACTTGTTGCCAGCAACGACTGGACACTGGGCCAGATTGCTGCGATTGAGGAAGTTATAATTTAATATCTAAATAAATTTACTGATATGTTTGAACAAGATCTTTATATGAACAGCGGCACCAGAATGTTTACGTTCGCCATGATGGGCAACGAGCTTGTTGCCGTGATATATGATGCACGCTGGTTTTTGGCGACGATACTTTTATGTGTATTAGCTGACTTCCGCTATGGTTGGGGCGAAAGCAGCAAGCGGTTCAATATGGCCAAGAAAAAGGGAGACAAGATAGTGATGTCGCAGTATAAGTGGCGCACGTCAAGGGCTATCAGAAGGTCAATCAATAAGTTGATGGACTACCTGATGTGGGTGAGCATAGGTGCTTTTATTGGCATGGCTCTCCTTAAGCCTATAGGTGTTGATTACATGATGGGCGGTTTTGTAGCCACTTGTATTGCCGTTGGCTGCGAAGCAAAGTCTTTCTTTGGTCATTTCTTTTGGCTTCATGGGGTAAGGATTGAAGAAAAGAGTATTAAGGGCTTTTTCAGGGCGTTTGTCGTTGCTTTCGCAAAGCGCAAGAACAAAGACATAGGTGAAGCCTTGGAAGCCGGTTTTGATGAAATAGATAAAAAGTAAAGTTATGAGAAGCATTAAAAGAATTTTTGTACATTGTACTGCAGGAAGCCAAAGGCAAACAATTGCAGACATTAAGGCGGAGTTTAAACGTAAAGGTTGGAAGAACCCTGGATATCATTATGTTATCCAGGCAGATGGGACTGTTACGCAATTGTTAGGCGAACAGTTTGTCAGCAATGGAGTGCAGGGCTACAACTCAACATCAATCAATGTTGCGTACATGGGTGGTATAGACGCAAATGGCAAGGCGGTGGACAACAGGACGGAAGCCCAGAAGGCAAGCCTTGTAAAGCTGCTTAAGGAGTTGAGGGGCCGTTACCCGAAGGCTCAGATACTCGGTCACAGGGATATCAGCCCTGACACCAATCATAACGGCAAGGTTGACTCATGGGAGAGGATAAAGGAATGTCCTTGCTTTGATGCCATAACAGAATATAAAGGTATATAGTTATGGGAATGGTTAAAAGGTTGTTATATCTCATTATCCCCTACATCATATTGAGTTCGTTGGCAGGATGCAAATCTGTTCAGTATGTGCCTATGGAGACTGTTAGAACCGACAGTATTTATGTAGACAGATACCAGCGTGACAGCATATATCAACGAGACAGCGTATTCGTCAACAGATGGATAGCTGGAGATACTGTATATCAGGATAAGGTCGTTTGGAAGTACGTCTATCGTGACAAGATTAAATATGACACTGTGGCCATCTTGCGTTCGGACACGCTCCGGGTTCCTTATCCAGTGGAGAGCAGACTTTCGACATGGGAAAAAATCAGGTTAAAAGTCGGGGGATGGGCCATTGGGTGCATGGTTATTACCATTATAATATTTTCCATTTACATAATTCGGAATATGGCTGATAAGAGATGAATATGAAATTTATTTAAATATCAAAATAAATCACCTCAACATATTGCATAGTTAGAATAAATTTACTACCTTTATAACAGAAATATTATTTATGATAATTACCAAATTTAACAAGGAACAGATATGACAACTTTTATAATTGCATTATTTATTACATACTTCATCATTCTTATTTGGAAAGGTGGTGGATGGTTTTCAAAAGAAAGCTACAAACAGGAAGCAAGGGAACAATCTTTATATCAAAGTAAAAACAATAATACTAATTTTATTGAAAAGGCTATTGATAACAGAGGCTATGATCCATACGATGGACTTGTACAATACAAAAATGGAGTTTATACAACAATAATCTTTGGAAATAAGGATTATCCAATAACACGTTATCTTAATGCCAATTCAATAGAAGAACTTCAGAAATTAGCAGACCCTTTCCTTAAAAAACGCCGGGATGCATGGGTCAAGAGGAAAAATAAACAAAAGAAAAAATAATGTATTTTTCTTGTTTTCTAAAAAACGTTATGTTTGCAAATAACCAAATATAACGTTTTTTTTATGTCAAATAATAATACTTACACTACAACCATATTCCTTAATGACGAACAGGCGGTTAACAGGTTGAATGCATTACAAGCCAACGTGGAAAAATACCGCAAAGCTAAACAACAGGCTTTACTGGATGGTGATGACAAGGCATTCAAGACTGCGAACAAGCAGATAAAGGAATGTGAAAAGGAAATGAAAGCTTTATCTACTACGGCACAGAACGTTGACAGGGTACTTAACAATCTGTCGACAACTTCCGTAATTGATATAAAGAATACTATAAAAGCAATTAACAAAGAACTTAATAGCGGAGCTGTACATAGAGGGACAAAAGAATGGGATTACTTCCAAAGGAAGCTCAAAGAATGTCGAACTGAACTTCGAAACATTCAAAATGAATCTGCTGCTGCAGAAAATGGAGGCTTTTTTAAAAGAACTGTTAACTTCCTGAACTACAACTGGGGTGCTATAACTCAAATAATAAGCAGTCTGACGGCATTGACGTTTACAATTCGGCAGGCAACGACAGAATATGCGGATATGGAAGAAGCAATGGCCGACGTACGCAAATATACCGGCCAAACCGCAGAAGAAGTACACCGGATGAACGAGGACTTTAAAGCAATGGATACGCGTACATCTCGTGAGAAACTAAATGAGCTTGCCGGAGCAGCAGGAAGGCTCGGCATACAAGGCACGGAAGCCATTGAGGCATTCGTCGACGGAGCTGACAAAATCAACGTCGCCCTAGGTGATGACCTTGGCGATGGAGCTGTTGATAAGATTGGTAAATTGGCTACAATGTTCGGCGAAGACGACAAGAAGGGATTACGCGGTGCTATGCTTGCAACTGGCTCCGCAATCAACGACCTTGCCCAATCGTCTTCTGCTAATGCCGGATATATTGTTGATTTCACCGCAGATCTGTCAGGCGTCGCCATCCAGGCTGGAATGACGCAGCAACAACTCATGGGACTTGCGTCAGCTCTTGACCAGAATATGCAAGAGGAAGCAACGGCGGCGACTGTTTTCTCGCAACTTATCACCAAAATGTACCAAGAACCTGCTCGCTTCGCTCAGATTGCCGGCATGCAGGTGAAGGAGTTCACCAAGCTGATGAAAGAGGATGCAAACCAAGGACTGCTCACTTTTTTAGAGGCAATGCGCTCTAAAGGCGGTTTTGACGCTATGGCGCCTCTGTTTCAGGAAATGCAGCTCGACGGCACGCGCGCAGTCGGCGTGCTATCAGCTGTAGCCAGCCATCTTGACCAAGTAAAGGAAGCTCAAGACATTGCAAACAAATCTTATGCTGAAGGAACAAGTGTTCTTGCGGAATTCAATGTACAAAACAACACCGTTCAGGCTGGAGTTGACAAAGCAAAAAAAGAATTCCAAAATCTGACAATAGAACTAGGCGAGAAACTTCTGCCTATTGTAAAATATACTATAACATCGAGCTCGCTTCTTGTTAAATCGCTCTCAGTTATTGTATCTTTCATCACACGCCACATCAACGTTATTTTAGCTCTTACCACGGCAATAACGACATATATCGCAATACAAAAAGCGTCTATTGTCGTTGACAAACTTAAAGTGATGTGGACAGGCAAAATTATGACCGCCATTAAAGCATTATATACAACAATGCTGAAAAATCCTTATCTTGCGGTTACAGCCGCTGTATTAACTCTTATTGCTGCTTATAAGGATTGGAAAGATTCAATCGTAGAAGTATCACAAACACAACAAGATCTTGATGAAGTAAACAGACTTGCATCTGAGACAATCAGTGCAGAAAAGAATCAACTGGATGAACTATATCGATCTGCAACGAACAAAGCTGAAGCGGACGCTGTCAGACAAGAGGCTATTCGTCAGTTAAACAATATAAGTCCTGAATATCTAGGTTTCCTTAATGCCGAGAATATACATACTCAGGCTGCAAAGAACGCCATTGACGCTTACACCAAATCTCTATTACTTAACGCTAAGGCAAAGGAACTTAATTCGAAGCTCGATGAGCTTAGCAGAAAAAAGAATGAGGCACAAAACGCTGATTATACACGATGGTATGATGGATTCCAAACTGCCATAAACTCTATTGCCGACAAGATAGAACGTGCCCGCAACGGGTTAAGCTCGCTTTTTTCTCAGGGATCATTCAGCACTGGCTGGAACGACAAAACTAGCCTTGAGGGATATGCGATGAACACAGCTCAAGCTGCATTAATAAGATACAATAATGCTATTTCAAAAATTTCAGAAGAAGAGAGAATCCTAAGAAAGGAGCTTCAAGAAACAAACAAACAAATTCTTGAAAATGCCGTTGTGCTAAATAAGTCTGCTGACGCTGCTAAGCATGCTGAAACAGGAAATAAAACAACTTCTAGCGAGAAACAGCGGAAAGAGGAAGAAAAAATTCGCAATAAAAGAGAGCGAGCAGAGAAAAAAGCACAAGCCGAAGCATTAAAGAGGCAAAAAAATACGGACAAAGAATATGTGGCTGAACTGAATGTACAGCTGGCCACACTAGATTACCTGTATTCAAACGGCCTAGTATCTTACAAAAGTTATTTACAACGCAAAGAAACGTTGCAGCTCAATAGTATTGATAAGCGGAAAAAACTTTGGGGAGAAGAATCGACTGAAGCGAGAATGCTTGCTGATGATGAAGTGAAAATAAGACAAAAAACCATTGAGGCTTTAGGAAAGCTCAATGAACAAGAGATAGAACATGAACGTGTCGCTAAAGAAGCTAAAATTAACGCTATGTTCTATGACGAATCATCAGATATATTCCTTAATGAGAGTGCCATGAATGAGGCGCTTTTCCGCAACGACATTGACGCACTTAACAAACGTCTCAGCTTATACAAGACAGGAACTGAAGAATGGCTTTCTCTTAAAGCAGAAATAGAAGAAAAGCAGAATCAGCATCAGTATGATCTGCAAGCAGAACATGACTCTAAGCTGATTGATCTTCGTAAAGAATATCTTAATCAAGGTAATGCCATGGAAGAGCAGATTGAAATGAACTGGCTTGATAAATTCTACCAAGAAGGACTCCTTAACGAGGAAGAATATCAGCAGGCAAAAATGGCAATACGTGAACGTTATGCTTCAATGCCATCTACTGCAGACGACACCACACACAACACGGCAAAGTCTATGCTTAACGCAGCAGAAAAATCTGCCGGACCACAGGCTCAGTATATAACAGACGGATCAGACTCAGGCATTACTGCAATATCCTCGATATCCGCCATAGTCCAATATAGGAAAAAGGTTAATGAAGACTTGAAGAAACTATATGGTGAAGACTATGAGAACAGCGCAGCGTATAACGAGGCAAAAAAGATGAACAATAATGCGATGTTCCAAGAAATTATCAGTGCAGCTTCAGTAGCATATAGCTCTATTAACAACATTATGTCTGCAGCATCGGCGTATTCACAAGCATGCTCTGACTATGAGGTTGCTAAGATAAAGGCAAACTACGACAAACAAATCGAAGCTGCCGGGAACAACTCAGCCAAAAGAGAAAAGCTAGAAAAGGAAAGAGATAAAAAGATTAATGAAGCCAAGAACAAAGCAAACAAGAAGGCTATGGCAATAGAGATCGCTCAAGCTTTAGCATCTACTGCAATGAACGCCATTTCAGCATACGGAGCCGTGCTACAACCAGAACAACCATGGACGGTGCCACTAGCCATCGCGGCAGCTGTAGCGGCGACTGCATCAGGTATGCTGCAAGTTGCAACTATCAAAAAACAGCACCAGGCAGAGGCTGCCGGCTATTATGAAGGCGGTTTTACTGGACCTGGTGACTATAGGCGCGAGGCTGGTGTCGTACATGCTGGAGAATTTGTTGCAAATCACAAAGCTGTCAACAACCCTCAGCTGCTACCTGCACTGCAGCTGATTGACCAAGCACAACGCAATAATACAGTTGCTTCTCTTACTGCTACCGATGTTAGCCGTGCTGTTGGAGGCGGCAATACTGCGGTTGTAGCTCCAGTTGTAAACGTTACTACAGATAATGAAGAGCTAAACCGTGTCATAAAAAACGTCGTTAATGTGGTTGACTCGCTTAATTCAATACTCGCATCTGGCATCAATGCAAATGTCTACATAGACGGCGAGAATGGCTTTGACGCTCAATACAGAAAATACCAACGTTTAAAGGGATAATATATGAATTACTGCATAATTAATGAAGAAAAGGTTTATCCTACTGTCGGTAATAACATAAAAATTACTAAGGAAAATCCACTTATAAAAGACAGGGATGCGCAGACAATGGAAATCGAATTTCCATTGTCTATATACAACAACAGAAAATTCTTTGGCAATGTCAACAGAATAGACGTTGCCAAACACTCAACAGAATACAATGATTGCATTCTTTATTCTAATAACCTTCTTATTATAAAAGGTAAGGGCACTATAACTAGCTATACTGAAAAAGCAGTCAAATTACAGATTATCTCGGGAATAAGAATGTCTTATACGGATGATTACTATTCATCTATATACATAGACGAGATTGACGCTTATGCTAATATAGATTTTGATCCTGCTATGCTCGACGAACATGGCTATCGGGGTCTATATGCCTTACCACCAGTGTATGATGAAACGAATGACATTGTACTTAACAGGAAAGACCTAATAAGGGAAAAGGATGATAATTTCAGAAAAGAAGTACTGCAAAACATTAGGATACAGCCTTTTCTGGCTTATGTCGTTCGTCGTATATTTTACTACCTTGGATATACACTAAATCACTGTTTCCTAGATGAGGAACCATGGTCTCGCATGCTTGTATATAATAATAAGAATGTGTTATCAATAAAAGGAGCATTGCCGCACTGGTCCATAAAGACTTTTTTATCTGAATTAAAAAAACTCTTTAATATCGGATATGTCTACGACGAGGAGAAAAAAACGGTTTCGTTAAATCGTTACTTTGACACACTCGATACAGTCCATTATGAATGCCTTGACGAATTCTCAACAGACTATGACGAGGACGGCCTTGAATACATAAATGCTTCTAATCTTAAATACAATCTTTCCGATGCTGAAGAAAACAGATATGCAGATATAGATGAGGAAGTGCTCTCTAAATTCACAATAAAAGACTATGTCTCAATAAGCGAGGCTCAGAAAGATATCAAAAATATGTCAGAAATTGAAAAGATGACATCTGTATTCAGATTCAGCAATGACCCATTTGGAGAAAAATGGGGCTATTGTTCCAAGAGTACAGACAATGAAGGAAACACTCTTTTTACTATATATTCTTTCGCCTGGTATATGCATGTCAGACGTGATGAAGGCAATGACACTAGTGTTGAACTCAATATAGTTCCAGCTGCAGCACATCATGTAGAATTCGATATAAGAATATATGATGCCAAATATTCAAAACCGGTTAGCTATTCTAAAAAAATTGGTTTCTCTATGCCTTCGTCTACGAACGACAACATATATACAGAGGAAGAAATTTACAGTGACTACATCTCTGTAGAAGATTACTTAAAGAATGGCAATGAACCTTCTGAAAGAGAAGAGTCAGAAAGAATGGAGCTTTACTTCCTTACCGGCAACACATACTCGTTTGACGTTGACGGAATAGACAATTCAGTTACATTCCTATCAGCTGGAAGTGAATATGACAAAGGATCATTCAGATTTGATGGAGGCAGGTCTGATAATAATATAGGCATATTCCATCCCTCGCAAAAATGGATAGAAAACAAAGAGCAGGTCGTCATCAAATTTTTATCTGATGACGTACCTGACACTAAAAAAATTTTTGTTTTCAGAAACAAAAAATTCATATGCGACAAAATTGATATAAATATTACAGACAATGGGATAGATAAATTAATGACTGGGTATTTCTATGAATTGACATTATAAAATACCTTCATAGTTTATCAACATCTCGTTTGCGTCTGCAATGTCTTTAGGCGTGTATGTATCAGTTATTGCAATATTTGAATGCCTAGCCTGATCTCTTACAGAAAGGATATCGGTCTTTGCGCGAAGCATATTCGTGATTCCGGTATCCTTTAATGAATAAAATTTGTACTCTTTCGCAAGCCCTATCCCTGGACGCAACTTTAAATTCCAATAATCACGGAATGATTTTTCGGATTTTCTTTTCTCGCCAGGCCTGAACCTGTCACTGAAAATATAATATTTCCCCGGCTTGTCGAAAATTCTAAGGTCTATCATAAGTTCAATGACATGCTTCGGTAGCGTAATCACGGCATCGTTGTGATTTTTGGCTATATCTCCGCTTATTTTCATTGTACATTTTATCAGACTTATGTCCTCAATCTTCAATAATGACATCTCCTTGGGACGTATGAAACAGTAGTGAAGGAGATAGCATGCAAGAAGATAATGTCTATTATTTTTCTCTAGATACTCCTTAATTTTCATCAGAACCTTGTCTGGTAAAACCTTGCGCTGCTTATTGCCTCTCTTCTTTATAACACTTATTCCTACTGTGGGATCTGACGTCAGATAACATCTGTCTGTCAGATAATGGGCGAAAGTTTTAAGCCAACAAAGATAGTTATTACGCGTCTGCATAGTGTTGTTACGATCAATGTAAACATAATCCAGGAAAGCAGTTACCTTCCGTTTGTCTAATTGATATACGTAAGATATCCCTATGCTGTTACCCCACTCCTGAAAGATTTTCAGATAACTCAGATAACTTGTCGTGGTCTGCTCACGCATGTCACCATTGCTGAGACTTTTGTACAAGTATGCACGATACTTGTCGCATACATCAATAAATCTTGAGTATTCTAACTGATTGCTTGATTCAATCCAAGGATTCCAACCACCAGACAATTTTTCAACAAGTTTTTTGATAATTCGCGATGCAGTACTCTTTAACTCAGATTTTGTCTTGCACCGCCCTAGATAAATTCTTTTCCTTTTCATTTTTCCCTCAGCAGGATCAAAGGCTGAAAAATATATAAAACTGCGCTTACCTTCAGAAAGCCTTGGATAAGACCATTGTTTTATATCGTTAATGACCTCGTCATTTTTTCTTAAAAAAATCATTTTTTTTCTCTCTTCGTTTTACTGATGAGAGATATATTTAATATTCAATTTTTACAAGGTGTCGCATTTTTGTCTCACCTTTTTAACAGAATATGAGCTAACTTGCATTGGAATAACAAGTTAGCTCATCCTTTGTCGGGATTACTGGACTCGAACCAGCGACCCCTACGTCCCGAACGTAGTGCGCTACCAACTGCGCTAAATCCCGATGCCTTAAAAGCGAGTGCAAAGGTAAAGCATTTTTTTCAAA